CGATACCCTCGGCAATCCAAAAAAAACAGATTCATATAAAATTCTTTCGTTAAGAGTAGGAAGAATAACACAATGGTATCCAAATGATGTTCGTGTTGAATTATACAATGACCGAGTTGGAAGAAAAGAAGAATTAGTGTTTCCAAAATCTATGGTTGCTATTGTTGAAAATCCTTTTTATGCAGTTATGAATGAGCCAAACTCTACCGTCAGAAGGTTAGTTCATAAACTTAGTATTCTTGATGCCATAGATGAGCAAACTGGTGCTGGAAAATTAAATATGATTATTCAGTTACCATACATCATCAAAACTGAAGGAAGAAGAAGGCAGGCAGAGAATAGAAGAACTGAAATGGAAAAGCAATTATCATCTAGTCAATATGGAATAGCTTATGCCGATGGAACAGAACATATTACTCAATTAAATAGGCCACTAGATAATAATTTGTTAACGCAAATCGAGTATTTGCAAAAGGTATTTTATTCTCAATTAGGAATAACTGAAGAAATAATGAATGGAACGGCCAAAGATGAAGTAATGCAAAATTACTATACAAGAACCGTAGAACCAATAGTTTCTGCTATAGTAATTTCAATGAAATGCAAATTTTTATCTCAAACCGCAAGATCACAGAGGCAGTCTATTATGTTCTTTAGAGATCCATTCAAGTTAATGCCTGTATCAGCAGCAGCAGAAATGGCTGATAAGTTTACTAGAAATATGATAATGACTGCTAATGAAATTAGACAGGTTATTGGAATGAAACCATCTCAAGATCCAGGTGCTAATCAGTTGAAGAATGCTAATATAAATCAAAGTAACATCGATGCTGCAAATCAGCAAAATATACCAACTGATGCAAATGATTTAAATGCTAATCAGAAAAATTCTAGTTTATCTGCTTTAATGAATTCTTCTGCTAGTAAATATTAAAAATAGAAAGGAAAGGAATATTCAAAATGGATGATGATTACGACTTTTCTGGATATGCCACACGTTTTAATATACAGTGTGCTGATGGAAGAACTATAAGAAAGGGTGCTTTTTCTGATTGTGATGGAAAAGTAGTTCCTCTTGTATGGAATCATCAGCATGATGCTCCAACAAATGTTTTAGGACATGCTCTTCTTGAAAATAGAGATGATGGAGTTTATGCATATTGTAAATGTAACGACACAGTTCCAGGAGAAGACTGCAAAAAGCTTATACATTCTGGTGATGTAGATTCACTAAGTATATATGCTAATGATCTGAAAGAAAATCGTGGAGATGTGCTTCATGGAATGATCAGAGAAGTATCAGTAGTATTAGCCGGAGCTAATCCTGGTGCTTATATAGATTCCATACTCGCGCATGGTGAAGACTATGAAGAAGGTGCTATAATATATTCTGGAGATACCTTTGATGATCTTGGTGATTCAGAAGAAGAGGAGACAAAGGTGATTAACAATACAGAAGAAAATACTATTCAGCATTCGTGTGGTGGAAGTGAAACAAAAAAGAAAAACAAAAAACTTGAACAGAGTGCTGAAGATACAAAAGATAGTATCGAAACAGATAAAGAATCTGATGATTCAGAAGACAATAGTGATGATTCCAATGATGATGAAGAAACGATCGAAGATGTTGTTGATTCAATGACAGATAAACAGAGAAATGTAATGTTTGCTATTATTGGTCAGGCTATTGAAGATGCTAATGGAACTGATGATGAATCAGAAAGTGAAAACGATTCAAATGATTCAACAAAAGAGGAGGAAAATAAAGATATGAAACACAACGCGTTTGATAAGGACAATGAGGATAACAGCCTTAGCCACGGACTTACAGAAGATGAGGAGTCTACGATAATTTCTGATGCAAAAAGATTTGGATCACTTAAGGATTCATTCCTTCAGCATTCAGAAGAAATGGGAATAAAGGATATTAAGTATATAGCACATGCTGGTACAAGTGTTGTCAAAGCTTCTGGAACATCAACATATGGCATAAATGATCCTGATTTCCTGTTCCCTGATGCTCGTCTTGCAACTCCTACACCTACATTTATTCGCAGAAATAATGAGTGGGTTGCTGGTGTTATGAGTGGTGTAAAGAATTCACCTTTCAGCAGAATCAAGTCAATCTTTGCAGATATTACTGAGGATGATGCTCGTGCAAAGGGTTACATAAAAGGAAAACTTAAGAAGGAAGAAGTATTTTCACTGCTTAAGAGAACAACAACACCGACAACTATCTACAAGAAACAGAAGATGGATAGAGATGACATTGTTGATATAACAGATTTCGATGTCGTTGCTTGGATCAAGACAGAAATGAGAGAAATGCTTGATGAGGAAATCGCTAGAGCAATTCTTGTTGGAGATGGTCGTCTTGCGTCATCAGATGATAAGGTAAATGAGTCAAATATCAGACCTATATGGACTGATGAAGATCTCTTTACAATAAAGAGAACTATGACCGTTGCTGCAAATGCTACCGATGATGATAAGGCAAAGATGATTATTAAAGAAGCGGTTAAAGCAAGAAAAGATTATAAGGGATCTGGTAATCCGATATTCTATACGACAGAAGATACTCTTACAATTTGCCTTCTTCTTGAGGATACTCAGGGACATAGACTGTATAACAATGCAAATGATCTTGCAGCTGCAATGAGAGTTTCAACTATTGTTACTGTTCCTGCTATGGAAAATCTCACAAGAACTGTTACTAGCGGAGCATCTTCAGCTGTTCATACACTTGTTGGACTTATTGTTAACCTTAATGATTATACAGTAGGAGCAGATAAGGGCGGTGCTGTAGCAATGTTTGATGACTTCGACATTGATTACAACCAGCAGAAGTATCTTATAGAAACACGTTGCTCAGGTGCTCTTACAGTTCCTTATTCAGCAATAGCTCTTGAGACAACACCGGCTGTAGGATAATATTTAAATAGGAGATAACAATTATGAAATACTGTGACAATATAGGATTTTCTGATAAAGTTGAAGTTAGACCAACTATATGGGAAGATAGTAATGTTGAAAAAAAATATTTTGGAGATGTTATAAGCCTTGGCCAAGATTATAACAAAACCGAAAATGTAAATGATGACGTTATTATATCTGCTCAAATTTCGATAATATCTGATGATTATATTAATCACAGTATTTCAAAAATAAAATATGTTACTCTCATGGGTTCAAAATGGAAGGTCAAAAATATTAAACCAGCATTTCCTAGGCTTATCATAACTTTGGGAGGTATATATAATGGCTGAAACAAAACAAGAAAAACTTGGAAAAGCATTAATTGAATTACTAGGTTCAAATAATGTATATTTTCAGCCACCAGAGTCGATCAAAATGGATTATCCATGTATAGTTTACAAAAGATCTACTGGAAAGACACAATATGCTAATAACATGCCTTATGAGTATGATCAAAAATATTCTGTAACTTATATAGATAAGGAACCAGATAGTGGAATGGTTGAAAAAATAGCTATGGCTTTTCCAAAATGTTACTACGATAGAAGTTTTGTATATGAAAACTTAAATCATGATGTGTTCAGTATATACTATTAATAGGAGGAATATAATAAAATGAGTAAACTTGTATGGGACAAATCTGGAGAGCATCTCTATGAAACAGGTGTTGATCATGGTGTTCTTTATCCAGAAGTAGATGGCGGATATCCGCTTGGAATCGCATGGAATGGTCTTACAACAGTAACAGAGTCTCCTTCAGGAGCAGAAGCAAATGCTATGTATGCAGATAATATTAAATATCTTAATATCCTGTCTGCAGAGGAATTCGGAGCAACAATTGAAGCTTACACATATCCTGATGAATTCTGTGCTTGTGATGGTTCAGCATCCCCTACAAAGGGAATGTATGTTGGGCAGCAGTCAAGACAGCATTTTGGCATATCTTACAGAACTGTTCTTGGAAACGATACAAAGTCAAATGATTATGGATATAAGCTTCATCTTATTTACAATTGCCTTGCAGCTCCTTCAGAGAAGGCATATGCATCAGTAAACGATTCACCGGAAGCTATATCTTTCAGTTGGGAAGTTTCAACAACACCTGTACAGATTACAGGTTATAAGCCTACAGCTACTATCATTATCGATTCTACAAAGGTTGATCAGACAAAGCTTGCAACTCTGGAGACTATCCTTTATGGTGTTGATAAGACAGGAGAAATTGCTGCTGTTGATCCTAGGCTTCCGCTTCCTGATGAAGTTCTTGCCACACTTAAAACAGCTTAATTCTTATTTTCGTATAGGGGCTCTAGAGAAATCTAGGGTCCCTCATTTTCTTTTTATTTTAATAAAACAATAATCAATCAATAGTAAATCAAATCTGAAAGGAGTTAATATTATGCATAAGGAAACAATAACGTATGAGGATTATAACGGAAATGAAAGAACTGAGGATTTCTATTTCAACCTTTCTAAAGCTGAACTTGCAGAAATGGAACTCAGTACACAGGGCGGATTTAAGGGAAAGATTCTTAAAATTATAGCTGCTCAGGATACACCTACGTTGATTCAGATATTTAAGGATCTTATTCTTAAATCATTTGGTGTAAAATCAGATGATGGAAGACGATTTGAAAAATCTGAAGAACTTTCTGTAGAATTTTCACAGACAGAAGCATATTCTGATCTGTTTATGAAGCTTGCGACCGATTCAGATGCTGCAGCAACATTTGTTAATGAGATAGTTCCAAAAGATATAGCTAATAAAGTTAATGAAGTATCATCTTCTAATGGAACAACACCGCTGCATGTTGTTGAAACTGAAACAGTGTCAAGTCCTATAGTTTAAATTCAAAATGGAGAAAAAATGTTACGCATAATTGTACCTGCTGTTGAAAGGTGGATAGATGATTCTAATGAAATTGGTGGAGGACATTTTTATTCATCTAAAGAGCAGGTACTTCTCCTTGAGCATTCTTTAATATCAGTATCTAAATGGGAAGCGAAATGGCATCAACCGTTTTTGGATGATAAAAAAGAAAAAACACTAGAACAAACGTTGGATTATATAAGATGCATGACTTTAAATACTGATGAAGTTACAAGTGACGTGTACATGAATTTATCAAATAATAATATAGAAGATATAAAAGACTATATGGATAATAGTATGACCGCAACGGTTATAAAAGAAAAACAGCATACTGGTCCTAAAAGTTCTGAATATCTTACTAATGAAGTAATATACTATCAAATGATAATTCTTGGAATACCTTTTGAATGTGAAAATTGGCATTTAAATAGATTAATCACATTAATCAAAGTATGTGCCATTAAGCAAACTCCTCAAAAGAAAATGTCTCAAAAAGAACTTATGGATAGAAATAGAAATTTAAATGCGAGTAGAAAAGCAGCATTACACACAAGGGGGTGATAATAGTATGTTTTCAAAAACAGGAATTGATATATCACATCATCAGCATACAATAAATTTTAGTGAATTAAAAAAAGATTCTAGAGTAACGTTTGCTTTATTAAAAGCTGGCGGATCGGACGCATCCAGAGAAGCTTTATATAAAGATAATATGTTTGAATCATATTACACCGAATCAAAAAACATAGGAATTGGAGTTGGTGCATATTTTATAGTTGGACCGGAGTTTACAAATCCGGAAATGGCTTTAAGAGATGCTAAATATTTTTTAACATTGCTTGAAGGAAAAGAGTTTGATTATCCTGTATATCTTGATCTTGAATTGACTCGCCCAGAAGATAAAGTTAAAGTAACAGAAGCCAGTGTAGTGTTTATGGAAACTATAGAAAAAGCTGGCTATTATGTTGGAATATATGCTTCTGATATATCTGGTTTTAAAGATCGATTAGACATATCTAAATTAAAGTCGTATGATAAATGGGTAGCCAGGTATGGAAAAAAACCAGAATATGTTGATTCGTATGGCATGCATCAGACAACAAGTAAAGCAAAATGCCTTGGAATATCAACAGATGTGGACTTTGATGTAGCCTATAAAGATTATCCTTCTATAATTAAGAAGGCCCATCTTAATGGCTACTATGACAAAAGCAAAGAGGCAGAAAATATTCAAAATGGTTCAAAAATTGATGAACCCAAAGAATCAATTAAAATTGCTAGAGAGGAATACGAAGTTAGAGTAAATGTTCCTAGCTTAAGAATTAGAAGAGGACCTGGAACTGATTATGAATATACAGGAAGTTATACTGGTATTGGAATATTTGGAATAACTGAATCCAAAGATGGTAAGGGATCTAAAAAAGGATGGGGTAAATTGTTGTCCGGAGCAGGGTGGATTTCTCTGGATTACGTAGAAAGGATTTAATATGATACGTGTTGAGCAGAAAGGGAGTTTCAATAATATTGAAAAATTTTTAAAAGCTTCTCAAAAACTTAATATGGATGGTATATTAAGCAAATATGGAGAAATAGGAGCGGCAGCCCTTTCTGCAGCAACACCTGAATTAACTGGAAAAACCGCTTCTAGTTGGTATTACGAAATCTCTACAGATGAATATGGTAATCCATCATTAGAATGGAGAAATAGTAATGTTAATAAAGGAGTTAATATAGCATTAATTATACAATATGGACACGGAACAAAAGAAGGAGTTTATGTGCAGGGAATTGATTATATAAATCCTGCAATGGCCCCCATTCTCGATAGTTTAGCAAAATCTATATGGAAGGAGGTTAAAGAATTATGAGTGAAGAGATAGATCAAAAAGTTGTTGAACTAAAGTTTGACAATGCTCAGTTTGAAGAAGCAACTAAAGAAAGTATGAGCACACTTGATAAACTTAAAGACAAGTTATCATTTTCAAATGCCGGAGACGGTTTGGAAGATTTAACTAAAAAAGTAAGTAGTTTTTCTTTTAGTGGAATGGCTTCTTCTCTTGATACAATAGCTTCAAAATTTACAAATTTGGGCATTATCGGAACAACTGCTTTAGTTAATCTCACAAATAAAGCTGTAGATGCAGGAACTCAGATTGTAAAGTCTTTAACCATTGAACCAGTTGGGAAAGGTTTTGATAAGTATCAAAGTGAGTTAACAAATATAAGAACTATTGAAGCCGCAACAGGAAAATCTACCGAAGAAGTAGAAGCCGAATTAAAAAGACTTACGTGGTTTACTGATCAGACATCATACAATTATAGCGACATGGCTGATTCAGTTTCTAAGTTTGTTAACAATAATGTTGATTTGCATGATGCAGTAACATCTATGGAGGGTATAGCTGATTGGGCTGCTATAAGTGGTGTAAATGCAGAAAAGGCCAGTTCAGCATTTTATAATCTTTCACAGACAATGGGTGCTGGATTTGTAGATTATCAGAATTTTAGACAAGGTGCTACAAATTTAAACATGTCAACAGAGGCATTTAAGAAGCAGGTTATACAAACTGCTCTTGCCATGGGGACGATAAAAAAAGTAGGAACTGATTCATATAATACGCTAACAAAAGCAATGAAAGCACCTGTAAGTATGAATACACTATTTACAGATGAAATGACAAAAACAAAATGGTTTACAAAGGACGTTCTTGTTGAGGTTTTAAGACAGTATGCACAATATGCTGATTTTGTAAAAGATGCTACAACAGCAACTGGAAAATCAGCAGAAGATGTTATGGATATACTGGAAAATAAAGGAACTGATAGATATAATCAATTACTTAAAAGTATGTCCGATGCTACTGGTAAATCTGTAGAGGATCTTACTAAAGCCCTTGATTCACAGAGTATGCAGTTATCTAAAACTGCCTTTAGTGCTGGTCAGGAAGCTAAGTCACTTAAAGATGTAATGGATGCAATGAAAGATGCTATTTCAACACAATGGATGGAATCTTTCGAATATGTCATAGGTGACCTTGACGAAGCTAAATCATTTTGGACAAACATATATGAAGTAATGTATGATGTATTTGGTGTTTCTGGAGAAATCAGAAATGAACTTTTAGCTGGTTGGAAACAGTTAAATGGTAGAAATGATTTTCTTATGGCTCTTCAAAATATATTTAATTCGCTTGATTCTATTGTTAGTCCTATTAAAGAAGCTTTTGAAGATATATTTCCTCCTTTAACTGCTAAAAGATTAAAAGATATAACTGGAGCAATTGCTAATTTTACTTCTAAATTAATTTTAACAAAGGATGAGCAAGATCATTTAAAAGCTGCTTTTGAAGGAGTATTTTCAATAGCAAAAGTTGGAGTAACAATAATCAAAGGGGCTATATCTATATTAGGAAGTTTCTTAAGTGCGTTATCTCCAATAGGTGATGTGTTACTAGAGTTACTTGGAATCTTAGGTCTTGCAATAGCAAAATTCAATACATGGCTTGATCAAAATGAAATAATAAAAGGATTTTTTAAATTTATTGCAGATGGAATATCATGGGTAAGTGAACAAGTAGCATCATTTTTTGAAATGCTTAGTAAATCTAAAACTTTTAATGATGGATTTGAAAAGTTTTCAAAGTCGTTTTCTAAATTTAAAAGCAATATGAAATCGTTTAAGTTTCCAACATTTGCATCTTTTTTGGATTCTATAGAAAATATAAATAAAAAGATTTCTTCAATAAAAGGTATAAATAAAGTTTTAACAAATATGAAAACTGGATTGTCTGGGTTGAAGAATTCTAAATTACCAAGTTTCGATTTTAAAAGCATGGGAATTCAAAATGGTGGTGATTTAAAATCTAATTTTGAAGGTATTAAATCATTCTTTACAGAATTGCCAGAAGTTTTTAAAAATTTTGGTACAAAATCAAATTTATCATTTGGAACCGTTACAAAGGCTTTTAGTTTTGCTGGTTCTAAAATGAAAACAGGAATCACAAGTTTATTAAATTATTTTCAATCATCTCAAATCACTTGGGATAAGGTATTTTCAACTATAAAGCAGCTTTTAGGTATGGGTTTGTTGGCATCTACTATAAAAATGTTGACACAATTTGGTAAAGTTATAAATGGTGTTGGAAATATACTTAATGGAGTGGCAAGTGTAGAGAAAGCATATGCTAAAAAATTAAAAGCGGATGCATTTAAAGAAATAGCCGATGGGATAAAAGAAATTGCCATATCGGTTGGTATATTGTCAGCATCTTTAATCTTTTTAGGTAATGTTCCTTCTGATAAACTTAAACAAGGACTTATAACATTAGGAATAGTTTTAGCTATGCTTGGAACATTCATGGTTATCATGAATAAAATTCAGCATAAGTCAGCAGAAATTGTTCCACCTATTCAAAGTTTCAAAGATAGTGTATTAGGAGTCATTAAAGGTTTTCTGCAAGGTCTTGGTAAGGCAGCAAAAATAGCAGCTATTGGACTTGCAATGGTTTCGTTTTCTGTTTCTTTAGCAATCTTAGTAGGTGTTGTCAAGTTGATTGATAATTTAAATTTAAAAAATACTGCAAATACTTTGGGCATTTTCTTGACAATGTTTGGTGCAATGGTTGCTGCGATTGCTATATTTGGTATGACATTAAAAGGTGCTGGTGGTGGTTTAGCAGGAGCTGCTATGGCAATGACATCATTTGCATTTGCAATGCTTATGTTTGTTGGTATTCTTAAACTTTATGACAGTCTTAAGCTTAAGAATATTGTTCAAACATTACTAAAAATGACTTCTGTTGTTGGTATTCTTATACTTGGTATAGGAATGATTGGGCAGGCAGTTAAGGGTTCTGGTACTGGTTTATTAGGAGCATCATTAGCTTTGATATCATTTGTATTAGCATTGAAAATGATGGTCAATGTTTTATCAGATTATGATAAATTAAATTTAAAAAATATGGGTGAAGATATTGCAGCAATATCAGTTATGATGATAAGTCTTGGTGCTGCAGTAGCATTAATGGGACTTGGTGTAAAAGGATCTTTCACTGGATTGCTAGCAGCTTCAGCTGTATTAGCAACGTTAGCAAAGGTTATTGGAAAACTTGCTCCTATTATATTAGAGTTTGCAAATCTTAACTGGAATCAAATAAAAAAGGGTTTAACAGTATTTAGTATAGTTTTAGCAAGTTTGGTAGGAGCAATAGTATTTACTAGTAAAATGGGTAACTACGCAGTATTAACTGGAGTTGCAGCATCAATTATAGCAATAACGATAGCGCTATCAGCATTC